TACACCAACCACAATGTTCACCGGCTATAAATTGACCTGTGCCAACCCAAGCTAATTTAGCTTTTTTAGCAACAAAATTTTTACCCCAATCAACTAATTTGTCGATGGTAGTACTTTCGGATGAAATTGAATTTAATCTTGGTTGAACAATTGTCCAAGTAATATTTTTGATATTGGGAAATTGGTCTTTAAATTTCTCATAGGCTCCAAGGGCATACAATTTAAGCTGAGAGTTTCCCTCGGCAAATACTGGAACACCTTTACCCGCCTTCAAATCTAAAACCCTAATTGATGTAGGGCTTATAATAACGCAGTCGGCACTACCAAAAGCTTCTACTACATATTCAGTTAAATCCAATTTTTGTTCGATAAATGTTTGATCATCTGTTCCAATCTGTGATCTCACATAAACTACATAGTTATCTGCAGCATCTTCTAATTCTTCTGAATATAAAGAATTAGCTTTGCACAAATCCATTTCAGTATTGAATTCATCTGCTGAAATTTGACCTAATTGAAATCTCAATTTTGCTTCGGACATAGAATGGCAGAGAGTGCCTTCACCTGAGAAATCAAAGGCTGAGGGATTTCGTTTAGGTTCAGGTAGTGTTGCTTCTAGTCTAGGTGCGGGAGTGCATACTAACCAGCGGTGGGATGAACTTGGTGACAACAAAGCATGCTGCGCCATGATATTTCCTATTAGGATGTAAGATGTTAAACTGTATCAGACTCTCTATGAAATGTAAAGCCCTTGTGAGATTTTTGATTGCCAGTGATACAGGAGGATATGCACGATTCTTTAAATCCATTCAAAACAGCTTCTTTCAATCCATTAAATATTTTAATCTCTCCGGTTAAAATATCTGTTGCATAAATTTTTCCACGGAAATTGCCGTTGCCACTCCCTTTTCTTGCAAAGCTCATTTTATTTTTAGTTTCTTGAGAATGAAATTTTCCTAAATTTGGAGTTTTTCCAATTCTTGCTTTTCTTAATTTTGCTCGAGTTTCTTCTGAGTGAGAAAATCCTAATAAATAAGAATTTCCTTTCATTTTATTTGACATATTTTTAGAAACTTGTTCTCTTACAAGGGAATAAATTCTGCTGGATTTTATACTAAACCTATTAAGCATCATATTTGCAGCATGCCACATACCTCCTCCGTGTATCTTGGCAAGTAGTAAATGTGCAACACAATGTTCTCTAGCTGTCAATATAACTAAATTAGTTAGATCATCAGATCCCCCCAAGGATCTTGGGATAATATGATGCTTTTCAGTATAGCCATTAGGTTTATTGCGATTCAATGCTTTTTGTATGAGTGCGTCATAATGACGTTGATAATTCACTTGGTACTCCTATTAGTAAGGGAGGTCTATCTAATGAATAGGCATTAGAAGGGGAGCTACCCCTTGTCGACCTTTGATTCTAGTTACTTGATTTTAAAGCTGATATTAAATCTTGGATCTCTTTGTTGAAGTCTACTGTTACCTTTGCAGTTACGTCAACCTTTTGTTCTCGAGTATCTTTATAATCCTCAGGGAACAACCCACGTAATGCGATTTCGGCAACTCGACTATTGAATGATTTATTTTCTACATTTTGCAGCATCAAGTTCTCCCAATACGATTGAGAAAACGTGCGTGCCAAAGAGAATGCTTCTTCCGCAGCTGGGTCATCTTTTCTTAACTTGCGTCCAGTGTGATCACTAATACCTAAAGCGGCATACATGGATTTTAAAGATGAACCTTGCTTACCCAATTCTACAATCGTATTAGTCCACTCTGGACGCCATTTAATTTTTGCTGCAGCCATAATAATTCCTTAGTATATACTTTACTAATGCAAATTACTCTGCTGTTTCGCCCTTAGTCTCATCAAAGATCTTCTTGCGTGCCTGCATCTCTGTAAGCGCCTCGTTGACAACCAAGCGAGTAATCGCCCCTGCCATCTGACGTCGATACTCTTCTTTCTCAGCCTCTTTACGCTTTAGGATGTCTTCTCGAGCCTGCTGATTAGTCATCCCATTGGCTTCCATAATCTTATTAAATAGATCACTCATTGGCTGGCGCTTCCTCTTGGATCTTAGCAAATTGTTCTGATCCTTGCGCTTGGATCAAGTTGATTAAATTTGCTGATTGAATAAATGATGCCTGACCCAATACGTTTAAAATTGAATTTACTTGGTCTATCGTAAAATTAAACGTTAATACTTTACTATTAATATCATTTGCCATTTTGTTGCTCCTTAAGTTTGTTGATTTTACGTTCTAAATACCATTTTGCTTTCTCAAGATCTTGGATCGAATTCCCTTTGTGGTTGTGTCTTAATACATACTTGCCAACTTGCCACAACAAAGGATCCTCACCAAAAAATTCTTCTAACACCTCAATCACTTCCCATTTACCATGTGTGTAGTGCGTTGGGTGATTGACTACATCATGTTCTAAGTTTGGTACCCAACCCAATGGTCTATTTCTAGCCATCATGTCCCACTGTTCGGGTGTAATATTGTCTAAACTCATAGGTCAAGCTCCTTTTTGATAATTTCAATACTCTTGGCGAAGTGATATCGCCAGTACTTTTCTGTTACGGATACATCCGAGTAGGTTAAGCCGTCTAAGAATGCGTCCATAATGAACTGATCCTTTGGGTCTAACCTAGAGATGATCTTGCGAACATCGGCAATATCATCGGCAGTCCAAGGTAACCAACCCTCGTCAACTGTTAGTATGTAGTTGTTTTCCTTGGAGTCATCTCGCTCCATTGGATCGGCATCTTCATCACTCAGTCTTGGGTTGGCGGCAAATACTTCTATTTCAGTAATTAAAATTTTCATAGTACTATACTAATGCAAAATCTAACGCATTTAGTACGGCATTTTGAATATTTATTTTACCTTCCAACACATCAACCACCTGACTATCAATACTGCGTTCCATAATCAAATGGTGAATGATTACCGGCTTCTCTTGACCCTGCCTGTGAATACGGGCATTGGCTTGGATATAGTTCTCACTACTCCAAGGTAGGTCAACCCAAACCATCTGTGCGGTGTCAGCCACATTACATTGTAAGTTAATACCAATCCCGCCAGATTGCGGATGGGAACACAACATCTTAATTTTACCAGCCCGCCAATCAATCAAAGTCTGTGGATTGTCATCCAACACCTTGATATCTTTGAACTTTGTTTGTAACGCATTTAAAGTGGACTGGTAATGGTAGAACACCAGCGTGGGTGTTTCTTCGTCCCATAGGTCTTCTAAATAGTCCAACTTTGCGCTGTGCTGATAAATGTGTTCTTTGTTCTCGTTATACAGAACACCTGAGGTGAACTGCAGTAGCTTGTTTGTTAGAGCCGCGGCGCTCACTGCTGTGATGGTGTCTCGGTTGGTTTCGAGTACCATGTCTTTGCGTAAGGTGTCATAATTGGCGCGGGTTGCGTTGTTCACCCTGACTGTGTGGTAAACCTTGGTCACTTCGGGCAAATCTAAATAGTCCTCTGCCTTAAGTGAAAAGCATATGTCTTTGATCTGATCTTGGATCTGCTTGTCTGCGCCCTCGTTTAGTGCCCACTTATATATCATGCCGGTGTGGCGATTACGCTCAGACGGAAACATGTACTTGGTTCTGAACTTGGTAATGCTTGTCTCCAAACGCTGTCCAAGATCCAAAATACCCACCTGAGACCACAGATCGGCATACCCCTGAGGTGTTGGTGTGCCTGTAAGTATGATCTTGCGTTTAAACGTCTTTAAATGCTTCTTCAGTGCCTTGAAGCGTTTTGTGCTGGCATCTTTAAAGCGTGAGCTCTCATCAATAACTAAATTGTCAAACATATTTGACACCTTTTGGTCAAATAGCCAAGCCACATTTTCCAAGTTGATGATGTAGATGTTTGTTTTGACCCGTAGAGCCGCGGCGCGTTGCGCCTGTGATCCCATTATCTTGGAGATGGTAAGGTGCTTTGTGTGTTCCCACTTTGGGATCTCATCTGACCAAACTGACTCGGCAACACGTTTAGGTGCGATGATTAGCGTTGAGCCTTTGAACTGTTCGGCAATGATTGTGAGGGTGGTTGCTGTCTTACCAAGTCCTGGCGGAAGAAAAAGTCCCAAGCTAGGGATGGTCTTAGCTTGGGCTACAATATCCTGTTGATACTTATGTAGGTTGGATCTCGTTAAGGAGGGCATCTACTTCTTCCTTACTTCTGATCACTACGACTGGAAACCCGAGCTGTTCTAGCTGACTGAACACTATCTTCTGTCTCGGACTGATCACGCCCTTTTGCGTTTTTAGCTCGACGAACTGTAGGAAGTTTTGGAGGAGCACTATCCGATCCGGAACTCCCGTTACTGTCGAGATCCACTTTAGGCACATCCCCTGCTTTTCCTTTACCCTTTTTATTAGATAGCTTTCGACCTCTTTTTCTAGCAATTTCTGCCCTTTCAATAAGGCTGGCTGAGTAGACCTGTTCTACCACAGACTGAGTTAAGTAGGCGCGAGTCTCACCGGCTAGGTTCTCCTCACCAATAAAGTGTCCAAGCTTTTCGACTGCGTGGGATACCTCATGACTAATGACCCCAATCCATACGGCATCGTTTTCATCTAGCTCGTAATTAGCCAAGTCAAACACCATAACAATCAAGTGCCCTAGGTGGGTGTGAATGGTAATGGTTTCTGCCTCACCCTTATCAAATGCGTGAATGCCTGTCGCCAACTTGTGGTCGTCAAACAACTGCTGAAGGGCATCGTCTCCAAAACATAGGTACAAAATGTCAGGAAAAAATCCGGCATCAATTGCGAAGTATTTAGTCTTTGCCATCTAATAGCTTTCTGTGTAGTTCATCTAAGGGTTCACCTTCCCAATCTAACAGGACTGTGGTTGGTTCTTTGTTTTCCCAGCGCTCAAACGAAAGCCATGCCGCACCTTTGTCAAAGACTGTGGCAAAGTGCGGCTCACCTAAGTAGCCGTCTTTCTTTGCCTTCATAAAGAGTGCGTGCGTGCCTCCACGTTCTCTTTGTAGTTTGTCATAATATTGCAAACCCATAATGTTGTCGCCATACCCGAAGTCGCCGGTGATGTATACTGCGCTTGATTCTACATTAGGGTGACGATGTTTTGGCACGTTGGTGTTGGGTTTGACTGTCACCAATTCCACTTGGAACTGCCCTACACGATACAGACAGATAACATGCGCTAAGTCTGTAAAGTACAGTGAGTCCTTGAATGGCACTTGGATAGGCATCCCCCAAGATACCCAATTTTCTCTGAAATCGACGACGTTAAGCATTATTTTAGTTCTCTAGCTTCAAGCATGGCATCTGCCAGATCGTAAGCTTCCTCACATAGACTTTCTATTTGGTGTCCATATTCTAAAGGTTCATTAATTAATTTTTGCATTGCAAGTCCAGCAAAATAATCTCTTAGTTCGATATTCATTGATTTTCCTTTCTAGCATTCATCATGGCATCCGCTAATTCGTAACTATATTCAGCAAGCTCTTCATAGCTAATGTCTCTAACATTTGGATTGCTAAGGTGTCCATGCAAAGACACCATAGCAAATAAGTCTACTAATTCAATGTCATTCATTTTATTTTCCCTACAGGTTTTGCCAATAAGTATTTGGATCCTAAGTACTCAAGCGCCGCCTTGCGCTTCTCTGCGTAAATATCTGCTAAGTCTGTCTTCATGCCATATAGGCATTTAATTGTTTCTGATGCTCCGTAAAACATTATAAATCCTTTCGTAAGTGGTGGTATAAATCTGATAGGTACATCCATGCTACCACAAATGGTAGCCAAAGTACAAACGTACAAACCACAATTATAATTTTAGTCTTCAGCGATAGTTTCACGGACTTTATACCTCCACATTGGTGGGTTGGGTCTGCGACCATATTCACGTCGCATTTCCCAAGCATTGTACCTGAAAAACATTTCGTACTTTTTCATATGGTTGCGGCGGGTTGATGCCATCACACCTTTATAAAATCTACGTCTTATTGTGAGCATCATGTACATACTCCTCAAAGGTATCCCACAGTTTGGCGATCTTCATCTCCCACACCATGATCACTGCCTTGATGTGTGGACTGCCAACTTCTTCGTTGGCGAGTCGCAAGTCATCCAAGATGTCAAACATTTTAACAATCTGTTGTTCTAAGTCAAATCGATCAGTCATCTAAATTCTCCGTTCTGTTTGGGTCGCCGGTAAAGTCGGCTTTGGTTAAAATTGGTTGGTCAAAAGCCTGACGCATATTTGTAAGCACACGATCAAGTTCTTCTATCTCATTACCGAACACCTCAGCACTACAGTGTCCATAAGGTTCGCCCTGTCTGTCATAATAGACCTCACGAATCTCTAAAGACTGATCCTCTTCAATCGTTTCGTCTACGTTTACTATCCTATAGTTCCACATCAGTATGCCTCTCCGTCTTCAAATGTTACCACACTATCAATATACTTCTTAGCTTTGTCGTTTAATTTAACACCTAGGTATACATGCTCACGCTTACCGCCGGATCTGTCTAACCCAGCCTCGATGCGATGCTCTTGGGTTGCCGCTAGGAATCTGCGCTTGAATGAGAATTCTGTACCCACTGCAAGCTTCTTCTTTAACGCCCAGTGTGAGAAGCATGTAAACACATCGTCTTTGGATACTGAGCCGAGTGGATCAAACACCAAGGTATCCTCAACAAATGAGCCAATTGGGTTACCAAGTTCGGACATGAGCTCAAGGTATGACGCGCCGGATTTA